TGAGTAAAGTTATATGATTGTAAATCTAATTCTTCAGCAAATTGAGAGTTTAATGATTCCCATGTATTTGTTAATTCATCTAATCTGCTTTGTTGCGATGTTTGTTCAGCTACAGGTGTTGATTCAACTACAGGTGTTGGTTCTGCTTTAGGTTTGTCAAAAACAACAATCTGATCTCCTGCTGTCATTTCTAATTTACCTTCTCCAGTAAAAGGGTTAGGTCTGGAAACACTAAATAATTTATGAGCAGTTGGATTTTTTGCAGAGCTTTCAATGCCTTTTATTACAAGTCCATCATAACCTTGAGATATTAAATATTGTTGTAAATTATCAGAAGATGATTTATTACCCTTTAAGCCAAAAGTTAAAGTTTCTATTTCATAACCAGCTTCTCTAGCACTTTCTACTAATTTTGCTAAACCTGTATCAACTCCATAAGTTTTTGTACTTTCAATAACATAAGGGTTTTTTAATTCTATTTCAGATTTAGTTACACTATCTGTAGGTAAAGCACTATACGCTGTAGCATCAAGTTGAGTTAAAGCATAATATTTGCCTGATCCTAAAATTGGATACCCACCTGCTGTTGTTATAGCTGAATTATCTGTTCTATATACTGTAAATTTTTTAGGCTCTGCCGCAGGTTCAGCTACAGGTGCTTGCTGTTGAGCCTTAGCTTCTATTTCAGCTAATTCTTCTTTAATTTGTTCGGTTTGTTTTGCAAATGGTTTTTTAGGATCAATATTATTTACTGCTTCATAATATTCTAAGTCAGCTTCCAATGCTTCTTTAGAGTCAACCTCTATGTTTTTCTTTTTATTTTTTCTTCTTTGTTCAAATAATCCTTTTAATTGTGCATACGCAGAACTTTTATCACTAGCAGATGAATTAGGATCATTTATTATAGCTTCGTTTTCTAGAATTTTTTTACGATTAACAATTTGTTGTATTTCAAACATTATAGCTTTATATTCGTTACTTTGTTTATCTTCTATTTTTTTTGCTTGCTCGTTTAATTCGTTTTGACGCTTTTGCAATGCTTCTATAAGACTTGCAGGTTCAGCTACAGGTGTTGATTCAACTTCAGGTGTTGGTTCAAGAGGAACATTTCCTGTTGTAGGAACATCTTCTAATTTAGTTCCTATTGGTGCGGCATAAACTCGATAGTTGTTATAAGATTCTTTTTCCCAAGTTTTTGCTTTAGCAACTAAATCTTTAAATTGTTGTATTTTTTCTGCTCTAGTTGTACCTAATGCTTTTAATGTTCTATTTGGATATAATGTTTCTGCATAAAGAATAGCTATGTCTTTACCCATTTGACCCATTTCTGTTACAGGTCTATTATATAACTTATGAGCTGTAATATATTTTTCTATTAAAGGTTCTATTGCTTTTAACGCTTTATCTGAAAGAACTTGATCTGTTATATGTAATTGACCATCAAGCTCTTTATCTAACTTAGCTCCATAATCGTTTGCACTAAGTACATTATAGTTAATAGCCCTTCCTGCTCTATTTGCTAAATCACCAAAGTGCATTAATCTATCTTCTATTATCTTGCCATTAAAACCAAGTGGACTTAAAATATCAGATATTTTACCCTCACCTGTTGTTATTTCCTCCATTACTCCTTCTGGCTCAACACGTTGTGTGCCTCCTGCCTCATTCATTTCTTGTTGAGAAACTAATTCTATAGCTACAGGTATTGGTTCTGCTACAGGTGCAGGTTTTGCTACAGGTTTACTAAAAGGAATGGATACTTCTATAGCTTTTTGATATGCAAATGTAGCGGCTATTACATTTTTAAATAGCTTCTTACCTCTTTTAATACCCATATCAAGCATTAGTTTTTCAACGCCAGGTATATTACCCGATTGAATCGTATCACTTAGTTTTGCACGAATCTTTAATATTTCTTGTTGAATGTGCTGACGCTTAACAAATTCTTTTGCAGCATCAAATCCATGATCATAAGGCCTACCATATTTATTTTGGAATCGATCTAAGTAAATATTAGTTTTTTCATCCCATACAGATTCAGGCCAGTTTCTAAATGTAGTTTCTAATCCAAAAAATATTTCCTGGAATTTATCAAAGGCAGCATCAAAGGCATCTACCTCTTCTTGTGTGGAATATGTTCTTGGTATATTAGGAACCTCAAGTCTTGACTTTTCATTATCCTGTTTAATCTTTGCTTTTTTCTGATCAGTTAAAATGTTAACCGATTTTTTCCAATCCCTAAATGCTGTTACACCTAGTGGCTCTAATTTGTTTTCTACAGCTTGCTTAAAGTTTTCAGAAAATGTTTGGTCAGTAGCTAGAATATCAGACGCTAAATCAGCTAACTCATTAATACTTAATGCTTCATAATACTCTACAGATTCTATTATAGGACTTATAATAACATCATCAGTTCTAATCAAATCTGCCGATCTAACCGTTTCTCCACTATCTAAAAAATAATCTATAGTTCTTTTATTATCTATAACTGCCTCTAATTTATCTTTAATTTTTACTTCTTTACCATTAAAGATAACAGTATCTCCTACATCAAATTCATCTTCTGTTAATATTTCACCAGAAGATAGTTCTATATCTAAATCTGAAGCAACATCCTCATCTGTTACTGTGTAGTCATTATCTCTTAGTTCTTTATTAAATTCAGATATTTGTTTGTTTAATGCGTTTAAAGATTTTTCAGATGGATTAGCAATAGCTTCTTCTAATTGTTTCTTATAAAAAGCAGGAACATTATCTAATACTTCATTAACCCTGGCCTGATCCATTTCAGACAAAGCTTTTAATTGTAGTAAGTTATAACTCATATATTGACTTGGTATTTCTAAAGTATTGCCAACTGTTTCAGAGTTAACCTGCGCTCCAACTTTTTTTAAAATTCTATTTAGAAAAGCTTTTACGCCAATATTACTAGCAGTTTCAAGGTTGCCTTCATTAATGTTGTCTATAATTTCTACAGCTTCTTCTTCAGTAAAAATAGTGTCACCATTTTCATCTTTTAAATCTAAAAGTTTTTTAACACGTTTGCTTCCCTGAACAGCTCTTGTTCCACCAAAAATTGTCGCACCAGTACCACCAATAATAAATGCTAACAAACCTTCTTTTAAAGCTTGAGGCATATTAATTTCGCCTGTAGTTCTTTTTTGAAGGTACATTGATTCAGCAGTCTCAGTAAGAAACTCACCACCTGCGCCTGCACCAATTTCTATTCCTAATTTTTTATATTCTTTAGTTGCAAATGCTTTAAAACTTTTCGGTAAGGCTGCTTTTGTAAAACCTCTACCTGCTCCCCCTATGAATCTATCAACAATAAATCCTAATGGAGCAAAAATAGAAGTATATGCAGCTGCTATATCGTGATCGCCCCCAGATTCTTCTAGGCCTTCAGCATAATATTGACCTGTAATTTGCGCTCCTAATATTGGTGCGCCAACGTAGGGTATTAAACCCAAAGCAATAAAAGGTAATTGACCGAAACCTTCTGCTAATTGAAATCCAAATGCGTCTTGAACATAATCAGGAGTTTTACCACCAAGATCTAACCACCAACTTCTAGCGTTATCTCCCTTTTGCATTACAGCACGAAATTTTAATTCATTTATTTCTCTGTATTCTTTTGCGTTTTGCTCTCGCTCAGTCTGTGATTTATTAAAACCAGTAGTAAAGCCTAGCATCCCACCTGTATAATCTTTCTTTTCTTCTGTGGCCTTAGCCCCTCCCTCTCTAAGTCCTGCCATAAAGCCTGCAAAAGAATTAAATCCTGTATGAAATAATCCGGCAGGAATAGCTTTAAAATATTCAAAAGCAGAAGCATTGCGATCAGGTTTAATTGTCAACCAGGGTTCATAGTTATATACTCGTCTGTTAGTTTCTAACATTTGTCGTTGAGAAGTATTGTTATAATAAGTTTCAGCTACAACTTCAGTATCTAGGTTGGTCATTGGTTGATTGTAAAACTTAGAATAAAATTCTGTGTTTTGTTCTTGAGCCAACTCTTCTTCAGATAAAATGCCAGTAATCCATTGCTTAGTACGCCTATCTGTACGATTAGCTATATCTTCTCGTAAAGTCTGATAAGCGGCCGTAATAGAAAACTGAGGTGTTTCCTGATCAAACTCACCAACTTGCTCGATTCTTTTATCATAAGCCGTTTGGATTTGACTTTCTGATAAACCTAACGCTTTAGCTTCAGTTATAAATTGTCTAGCTGTTGACATTATTGCCCTCTAGCTTCTAATAAGAATTGTCTATCTTCTGGTCTAAGACTTTCGCCTAATAAAGAAGTACCAGTTATACTTTGTATTTTACCTACTGTCGCCATTTTAAATACATCTTTTTTAAATGTTAAATATTCATCTACTGTTGCATTAGGATTTGCTTTTCTAAATTCATAAAATTTATCAAAAGCTAAAGTCATATAACCTATTGGATTATCTAAGTATGCGCCATTAACTGTAAATAAAGTATCAATAAAATCTCCACCATAATTACCAAAAGTAATACCAGAATCTTTTGATTCTTTTTTAGTAGTCTTTTTTCGACCACTTGTTCTTTCAGTTGATTGCCCACTAACTCTTGTATATTTTTCCGCAGAAGAACCTGCACTACTTTGGCTTTCCATAGTTTCATTCATTAGAACAAAAAATAAAGCTTGAGATTGTGTGCTAAAAATATTGCCTGCGCCTTCAACTATTTCAACTTCACCTTCTTTATTTATAACTTGTCTATCAATAGCCATTCTAGCGAAAGCTTCTTGTGGACTAATTAATCCTTCTCTATATTGTTTAACAACATCTATTACAGTAACAGCTTCTGATTCTGGATTAGCAGTAAGAGCGTAAGCTTGTTCGGTAATCATTTGATCAAGTAATTCTTGTTGATAAACAGGAAGCCCAGTTCTAGCTTTTTTATATACTTCATAATCAAAAGTATTTGTTAATATTGCAGATTCTACATCTGATACTGCTTGTCTAATACCTTTATATCTTTGTTCGTATAATTTATTATTTAGACTAGATAATTGTGCATCAGCAGCTAATTTAGCGGAAGGTGATAATTCAACATCACTATCAAACAAATCATTTCTTAAAGCTAATAAGGCCTGATCTTGTTGTTCTTCATCTGGCATATTAAGTATAGCTTGTCCATAAGCTTCAATATAAGATACCCGGATGCCTTCTACATATCGGTCAGCATCTTCTTGTGTCATAAAGCTTAACAAATCTTTAGATTGTTCTTTGAATAAAGTACTATTACCAGTTTCAATATATGTATCTACTAATCCTTGCTTAACAGTATTTTGATAAGATTCATACTCCATTGCATCTAAAGCTAAAATTTCTGCACCCAATATTTCTTGAGCATCTATATTAAAAGATTCTTCAACCTCTTGCTGTACTTCTGGCAAATAACCTTTTTGGCTAATAGATTTGCTATATTCATTTATAGCAGGAGTGTATACTTCATCTATTAACTTAGTATAATCAGCACCTGGCTGTTGTAAATAATCAATTTTTGCTTGGGTTAATTCAGTTTTAAATGCTCGATTATCTGCTTTTGCTTTGTTTCTATCAGAAGCATTTTTAGCTTTTCTTTTTGTATCAATAAAATTATCAACAGTAGAGCCTACAGATTGGATTGCTCTTTCCATAGCTTCATTAGGTGCTGTCAAAGCTCTAGGGTTTAACTCAACACCGGTTGTTCTTTGTGAAATACCGACTCTTTCTTTATATTCTCTTAGTGGAACAGCCATTAATTTACTCCTCTATAAGCTTGCCCTTGATATGTTTGAGCTGAACTACCAAATGGCATTCCTGAATCTTGTGTAGCATTAGGTTTAAATGTTTCTTTAGGTGTAAAGATACTTTCAAAAGGCACATAACTAGCGGCCTTAATTAAAGAATTAAGCTGTGCTGATTTACCTTCTATATTAGCACCATAAGCTTGCGCCCGGGCCTCTAACATAATTTTTTCAGCAGTAGCATCTCCATATATTCTAGCCAAACCCTTTTGTCTACCCAACTCTAGCTGATCTCTTTGCATTATTTGCGCTTGATCCATAATAGCAACTAAATCAGAACCACCCATTAATGCTCCACCTCTTGAAGTAATAGATAATCTTTGTTGCGCTTTTTCTTTTCTTTGTTGTCTAGCTAATTGGTTTTGTTGTAATGTAATAGCAAAAGCTTCTTGTTCTGCATTTTGTCTAGCAATATTGGCATTGTATCTACCAACTTCCATGATTTTTTCAGCACGTTTTTTTGCAGCTTTTCTTGCTTTACGACCTGATAAAATATTTAAACCAATCATTGCTACGCTAAAAGGATTGAATCCCATTGCGGCACTAGAGGCAGTAGAACCGCCTGTACGAAAACCACCTGCTACATCTGCTCTAGCCATTACATACCCTCCATACTGACATCTGTCATTAAACTTAACACGGTCATTGAATACGGTAAGTTTTGTCGAATTTCTATAATCTTATTTCTATCCCAATCAGATGCGTGAAAAAATCTTTCTTCTCCTGTTGTTACTTCTAATATTTGTCCTGCTAAATCTGTGGTTCTTAACGCATCAATAGAAGTTAATCGTTGCCCTGCTTCTCCAACTAACCCACCTAATGATTTATAAAATCTAACAATAGATTTAGTAATAGCTTTTACTGTGCCTTGAGAACTAGAAAATCTAATAGAAGGTTGTATTGGTAACGGTTGAAGTATTGAGTCATAAGGTAAACCAACTAGTAAAGTATTGTAGTAGTCTGTTGTTGTAATTTTATTGTTAGTTACAGTAGCTTCTTCTACAAATGAGCCATCACCTACTACCTGAACCTTCTTGCCATTAATGTGGTCGAGTCCAGTAATCTCATTATAAGCAAGATGTACTGTCGCACCATCCCCAAAGCTAAGGTTATAAATTTCTTCATCAATCCAATCAATAGATTCTTCCCACCACGGAATATTAACTCTATTTGCAGGATTAACAATAGAAGAACCCAAAGTTTCTTGATTGCCAGTATTGTTTTCAAGTAAATCCCACGTGAAAGTTTGACCATCAGTTGTAGATAAAAATATTTCTGATCCCTCAGCGGAATCTTTTAATACCCATTTATAGCTACGATATGTTATAATTGGCCCGACAGGATTTCCCATAACTACTTCTTGCCAAGTTTGTATTCCTAAATCAACTAACTCCCAAGTTCCAGCGTATATGCCTGTGCCTTCTGTTATAATATTTTGAGCAGTAACATATTTAATGTATGAAGATTCATCTATTGTTTTCAACTTAAATGTATTAGTTGTACTATCAGATACTTTATATGCTGTATTGTTTAATTGACTAGATATAGTCCCATCAAGTTTTACAACATCGCTATCTGAAAACCCGTGTGAATTACTTGTAATAAGAATATCAGTAGTAATAGTGGAAGAACTAATTGATTTACCAGCACCACCATCTAATTTTTTACCAGAATCAACGTACCAATTTAAATCTTGTTTAGGTTGAAATTGTTCTATTAAATATTTTCCATTACGTTCTACACATACCCATACAAAATCTTCGCTTGTTCCTGGTACAGAACAACCACTTATAAACTTACCATCTGTTGTAGACATTAAAGACCAACCCGTTACTTCCTCTTCACGTTCATAAGTTAGTGAGGCCATGTTGCCATCATTTAATATGCACCATATTATTTGATAAGGTTGCTTTTGTAGAAACATTTCTTTTACAGTTGAGTTTAATATTTCATCATTGCCTGTATTAAGATTGGTACTTCTATAAATATCTTCATCATTATTATAGTATAAAGCTCTAAGTTTTCTTTTATCAGATTGTGCATATACTACAACGTCATTAGCTAATTCGGCCTGTATATCAGCAGAACCATAAGTGTTTTCATTTTTAGTTTGAATGTTATTTAAAGTAATAAGAGAGTCCCTATCAGCAGAACGAATACTTACTGTTGTTCCCGTAGTACCCATAAACAAATATCGTTTCCCTTGTAACCATCGAGCATCTTCTGATGAATCAACAATACGCTTAATAGATGAGTCTGCTAAAGGATTAATAAGAAAATTAAAGTAGTCACCAGAAGCACTAGCAAAAACGGTAGAAGGCTCTACGCTAGAACCAGTAAACCAAAGTCTATTTTCATAAAAAGAAGCTGTTCTAGTGAATCCTCTAAATTTAGAAAACGCAGATTCTGCCCAATTTGTAGTAGGATCTATATTAGCTAGTTCTGATATAATATTTATTGTAGCATTTTGACTATCAGTAACAGTCATTATTTTTGCTAAACCTTTTATTTCTAAACTATCTGTAGCTAATGTTCCATCAAAGTGACCTGTATTAGCTGTGCTAAGAAAAATTCTAATCTTTGTATTAGAACCCATAGGCCTTGAACTAGAATAAGTAAAGTTTGATCCAGAAGCTACTACACCAAGTAAAGCGAAATTTTCAAAAGTTGCACCTCCATCTGTACTTCTTTGTATAATCATTGTGCCAGTAGCATTTTGAGAATTGTCTGTTGTTATTTGAAAGTTTACAAATGAAGTATCTAGTTCTCCGCTGACATAATCAGTTGTTGTACCAGCTTGAAGAGTCCAAGTATCTAATGGAATACTAATTTGACCTGATGTTCTTGATTCATTAATTGCCCATGTACCACCAACATCTCCATCTCTAAATAAAGAAGAGGAAGCAACTAGACTTACACCATTGCCACTTGTAGCACCAGGGGTCAAAGTAATATTAGTTGTATTTTTTTCTAGTAATGGAGGATAATCATATTCTAATTCTTTTATTTCAAAAGCTAAATTAGGTTCAACTACCGTTCGTTGTAAAACTTGTGGAGGATAGTTGGGGTGAGTAAGAATAACTGTATCAAACCTTCTAACAAATTGTATCGAACCTAAATCAGCTACTGCATAGTCAGGTACTGTATACCCGGATGCAGCCGATACTGCTACAGGTGTAGATGAAGTTTGTGTATACACATTAATGTACCCACCAGTACCAATTTCTATTACATAAGAAGCATCAATCGAAAAATCAAAAGGTACTAATTGTACTGGATTGTCACCTGCTGTTCCCTGGCCTGTATTTGTTTCTGCAATAAATTTAGTGCCAGTACGTCTTTCAACTCCACCCTGAGCAAGCACCTGAAAGTTTTCTAATTTCTTACAACCTGCCTCATATATCTTTAAGTCAGTACGAGCCTCCATATTACTGGATAACTCACCGGAATTAAATGTACTTATATATCTATTAGGCATAGTAATCTTATATTAATGGTGAAGTATTATTTCTTGCTAAAAGGAATTGTGATTCAGGAGTTGAGTAAGCTTTATTCTCAAAAGTATCAATACTTCTAGCGGCCGGCATTACTACACCTAACAACTCTTGCAATATATTATTAGCCATACTTTCATCTAATTGCAAAGGAACACAAAGTTTAATTGCTAGTTTACAAATTACAGCTTGTGCAGCCAAAGGGTCTAGTATACTTACATCTTGTGGTATATGAGTATAAGTAATATATACCTCTTCATGGTCACACAAAACAGAATTACCTTCAACTACCCATTCAGTACCATCATCATAAGCATTAGTGTTATCATATAAATTAATTAATCTGCAAAAATCACCAGGTAATTGATATTGATAAAGCCACCTAAACTCTGGCTTTGCAGATAATCGAGTAAGCTTTGCTCTTTTAGTAACACAATTCCAAGTATAAGAACGAATAATTTCTTCTAAAGCTTGATCAAATAAAATATTACATAAAGAGGCTTTGCGATTTATACCTTCAGAAGCATTTGGGTTTGTGTCTAATGAGGCAATAGTATCTGCTCCTACCTTTAAAAGAGCATGGTTACATAAATCAATTTTAGTTAAAGCCATATTGCCTCCAAAAAAAATGTAGGACTTACACTAACTGAGAAGGTAGTTAGAAGCCTACAAATATTACTTTATTTACGCAGTTTCATCTACGCCAATTTGGACAACTTTCTTCTCTTCCATACGGACAGCACCTGTACGCATACAAGAATAAGCATAGTAGTTGAACCGTTTGTCGTCACGCTTGCTGATTTCAGTCATAATCTGAGGATTAGTAACCTGACGAACTGCTGATCGTGTATAAGCAACACAACCACGAAGGCTTGCAGTACCTGCAGCAGCTTCTGGCAAGTCTGTAGTATCGCTCCAATCCAAGTTAGCAACTTCGTTAGTAGCAACTGTATCATCTACAAAAGGAAGCTGATTAGACTTGATGATTTCAAACCCAAAGAATGTGTTCAAATCACCATTAACCAAAGACTTCACATTGTTGTAGTCAATAGACGCAACAGTTGTGTTAGTCAACAGATTCTGTAATGCACGAGGGCTAACCGCAAGATATGGCTTATTCAATGGGTCAGAAAGATCAACACCATTAGTTTCCATAATTTCACGGGCTTGAGCAATCTTATCAATAGTAAGACCTGTTCCTCCATTAACGATCTTGTTATCAGCATCTAAGTTAACTTGAACACCACCAGTTTTACCAGTATGTGCTACTCCGAATAGACCCTTCAAGAACTCAATGTCATACTTACGCATAAGAGCAGTAACCTGCTGTTGAACGTATTCAGACTCTGGATTGATCAACATTTCAACTTTGTCGAACTTATCAAGCATAAGACCTACGTCATAAGCTTGTGCTGTAACCCGGCGGCGCTCATGTGTAATGTCGCTTTCAGGTGAATCAGAATAACGTGCAGCTACTTCTGAAGCAATAACTGAACCTAATTGATCGTAATACTTTTCTTCACCTACGATAGATTCTTCGAGGTGAGTTCCTTTGAATTTGCCACCCATAGTCTGAGTCAACAAATCTAAAGTACTGCCATACTGCTTTACAAATGCAGTAGTAATAGATGTAGAAGCCATTTTAATCTCCTTGTTATAATTGGCTATTTAATTAATGTTACACTAAACGGCTCTGATTATCTCCAAAGGAGGTCTTGCCTACCAGTTAACGTCTGGGTTGACGGCAATCCAGGCGGGTCTTTCGATTATCCACCTGTCATTGCGCTTACTTTTACCATAATCTAAAGTATTGTCAAGACTTTTTTATAAGTTATCGCCTAACTTTTCCATTAAATCTTTACGCTTTTGAGATATATGAAGTGGAATTTTTGTTCCAGTTTTTATATACTCAAGAACTTCAGCGTTTACATCATGTAATTGTTCCCTTATACCCGAATCAGTTTTAGTATGAAAGTGTCCAATTTCTGGATCATCGTCAAACTGTGCTGATATTTTGCCTAAAGTAATAGCTAGGTCAGGTTCAGTTAATACGCCCGAAGTTTCCATGGCCTCAATAGTTTCATCATTCATTCCATATTTTGATAATAAACCTTTAATGCCATTCAAAATAGAATCATAACCATCGCCCCATTCCTTGCGTAGTTCTGCATCCTGAAGTTCATTTACTTCTTGTAAATTTTTATTACGACTCTCCAAGTCATTAGCTGTAAATTCTAAATAAGAATCAATTACTGACTCAGCTTGATCTGGACTTAACCCTTGCGCATGAAGAGTTTCTTTCATTTTACCAACTACTCCATTGAAGTATTCAAAAGATTCTTCACCTGCAATTTCTTTAAACTCATCATTAGGTTCAAAATCA